GCCCGAAGGATGACAACCTTTCAACTCTTAGCACCAGCTAAACCTATTTAACTAGCCGAAGCTAATTAATTTATTATGCGTCAGCTGACAAGTAGCCCTGACGTGAACGGTTGGAGCAAGTAAGCTGTCCGTAGGCCAATACGATGGCGTAACGAGCATCTTTTTGTGCAACTGTACCCTGTTGGAATGGCGTTGTGGTCCACCAATGTCCGTTCATACCAGTAAGCTTGAGGTACTTCGAATTGAGGAAGTACATCGAGGCATTGGATACCTGGTTACCTGGCATTGCAAGGTCAAACACAACTGGTGTCTGCTTGAACATCAAGTTTTGGAATCCAGCATTAGCCTTAGCTACGTCCTGGTAACGCACGTTTGGTGTCAACAGTGACTCATACTTGCTGAACAACTGCTCAGTGGTGATGATAAGGTCTGGAGTATCATTACCCTTCGATGCGTTGTTGTAGGTATTTGCCATGTTAACTAAGCTCAAAGTTGCACCTTGAATGCCTGCCTGAATGGTTGGGTTCCACCATGAACTGGTTGCTGCGTCGATACCACCGATTGCAGTGTTCAATGAACCAGCGAATCCGCCGATACCGTTGAACTCTTTTGCGGTGCCACCAGTACCGTCATTGGAGCTAAGAAGCTGACCGTTGACAAGTGACTTAATCGACATTTCTGCCTGCATGATTTTAGCATTCAACAACTTGATGATTGCTTCTGTTCCACGGTTCTGTGCTTCTTCGATACCGCTAATTGCGATGGATGCAGCGATTTGCTTCCAGTCGTATATAGCAGACGTGATGCCGTCTTGTGGGGTAAGAGCAATGTTGTCATAGCCCGAGTAGGATGCAGCGGTTGTGTTCTCCTCATAGAGCACTGGCTCTACGATTTGAGTTCCGCCTTCTTCCATAACAACTCTTCCGCCTGAATTCAGGTGGTTCAAGAGCACGAGGTCCTTGAAGATGTTATCAACCAGCGTTGGCTGGTAGTTTTGTAGTGTCGTAGAAAACAGTGCATTGTAGTCTACGGACTGCACGTTTGGTGAAGTCATTTTATTTTCTCCTTATAATGTTAGTGTTTTGGTTAAAGCCCCAAGCCTTTTTTGGCTTGTTCAAAGGCTTCAAATACTGTTTTAGGTGCAGTAGTTGCGGTTTGACTTCCACCCTTAGAAGATGCGCCTGTGGAAACTATTGTTGCCGAACGCTTAGCTTGAACTCTAGCTTGCTCATCAGCCAGTTTTTTACTGGATTCAGAAGCTTTAGAATAAATTTTATCAAAAGCAACTTGTTTAAAGACTGCTTCTAAATCTGTCATTCCTGTTGCTATAGCTTTTGCTACAACTTCATCTGGATTAAAATCTTCACCGTACTTACCTTGTAATTTATCAATAGTTCTAGTTAACTCATCCATAGCTTTTGATTGCTCGAAAGCTGCAATGCGTTGCTCTAACTGTTGCATTTGCTTTTCAGTTGGGTCCAACCATTCGTCTTCGACTTCTGGTTGAGCTTTTACACCATAGTGTTGCTGCAAAGCTTGCAAGGTGCCTGCTGGGTCTTCCTGCAACGATTGTGCAAGAGTAGCAGCAAATTCAACTTGCTTTCTTTGTTCGCTAAGTTCCTGTGTCTTACGGGTATAATCCGCTTGACGCTGGTACCCAGCTAGAGCCTCTTGTAATGGTACTTGTACCTCTTGACCATCTACTTGCAGTTTAACAAACTTGTCGTTATACTGTGTAAAGTCAAATAACTCTGGCTCTTCTATTACGCTTGCTTCGCCTAATTCCTCGACTTGTCCATCTTCGATAATGGGGTCGATTACTTCAGTACTAGCACTAGCATCATTATTTATTTCTTCATTACTCATTTGGAGTCCATCCTTCTAGTTGGTTGTTCCTATATGTATGTAAAGTTTTTTACATAAACCTTATTGTTGCGGCGCCTGACCTTGTAAGGCAGCCAATATTTCTGGTGGTAATTGTCCTTGAGGGCCACCTTGTGGTGGTGCTTGACCCTGTAAGGCAGCTAATATTTCTGGTGGTAAACCTGCTAATTCAGGAGGTAATCCACCTTGTGGTGGTGGACCCTGTTGTGGAGGACCACCCTGTCCACCCATTAAAGCAGCCATTAATTCAGGAGGTAGACCTTGTCCACCTTGTTCCGATTGCATTGCAGCCATATCATCTGGGGTCATACCTGGTGGCATACCTTGCCCTTCTAAAGCTGCCTGGTCAGGAGTCATTCCTTCTGGTGCTTGTTGTTGTGGGCTTTGTAAGAAAGCTGCTGCATTCTTTACTCCGAATCCAGTACTTAAAACATACTCAGCCAACTTAGGTAAGTTAACAAGTCCTGCCTGGGCAAACGGTTGCATTGCTGAAACAATCTGCATAGCCATATCTCTACGGAAAGCTTCATTACGTGGGGCCGTTGAGCCAGCCTCAACATTAAAGTCAAACTCACCAGCAATATAATCTTTATCAAATGATAGCCAAACAGGAGCGTTCTCAGTGCCTATAATTCTTACAGTTTGCTCTCCAGTTAAATACTGTTGAGCAAGCATTATAAGATTAGAAGCACAAGCAGCTATAGAGTTTTCAATAGATATAAGTTTTTCAGCTACTCTAGCATTACCAGACTCAGCAATGATTGATGCTTCGCGGGCGGTACGAGTAGTCTCTGGAATGATTCCACGCTGATACTCTGAGACACCTGACACACGGTCAATGTCTGCTTCAATTGACTCACTCATTCTATAGAATTCAGGTGGGTTAATGTAAGCTGGCATTGCAGCAACTACGTTTTGTAGGTTCTCATTGCCCTTAACTGGAACCAATACGTTGTCATCATCTGATGCTAAAGCTTGACGTCCAGCGTCGTCGAATGCTGATTCGCTAAATAGATACTTGCGTGAGAATCTCTTACGATGATTCATCATCTGTGTACGAGTTTCGTTTAATTCCATTTGCAATGGTTCAATTGCTTCTAGTTCACCCATTGGATAAAAGAATCCAGGGATTTCATAGTTGCGTAACATGATAAATGGATGGCCAAATACATATGGCATTTTTACTGGCTTGACTAGAAACTTGTCACCAGTGTCTGAGAATATGCACATCTCACCAGTATCAACATTATAATATTCAAATATATTACACATTGCTTCATCTGCATCAACTGTTGTGTCATAGTTTCCAGTTGATACATAATCTCCATAAGCTTTTGTGAGTGCAGGTCCTACATCTTTTCTTGCGGCATAATCATAACGGTCATCATTCTTAACATCTTTTAATGTACGACGACTTCTTTGCGCAATCCAACGTAAATCATTCATATCTGTTGCATACGGGTCAACATACATGTTAAATGGGTCAACGCGCTCTAAGAATGGACGGTCTTCTCTAATGACAAAAGTAGATTCTACTTCTCCTGTAACGCCAGGACCATCTGCTGCTTCATCTGCTGTATCTTCAATCTTATCAAGTTTTGCTTCTTCAACAAAACGATAACCAGTTTTAACCCAACCATGACCAATAATCAAATAATCTTTTGCTGCTCTTTGAAACTCTGGCTGGCAACCATAATGCTGCCACCAATAGTTAATGATTGATTCAGTTACTACAGCTTTGTCGCCATCTTCTGGTCTACGTGCATTAACATTAATCTTTGGACGACCAATTGAAATAGCAGGAGCTAAAGTATTAATAGTTGAAAATGCAACGTTGACAAGTAGTCTATCACCAACACTCATACCACGATAATGTCTACCGCGATATAAGTTAATTAATCTTTGCCATAATTGGTCATAGTTTTCTTGTTGTAATTTCTTTTGAGCAAGATTAATTTTACCTCTATAGTTACTTAATTTATCTGAGTTACTTTGACGTGCCATATTAACAATCCCACTTCTTTAATGCCAACGCTTTACGTGTTGGTCTTCCCTTAGAATCATTCATTGGTCCTGGATTTCCTTCCATCCTTGCACAAAATGATTTTCTTCTTGCTGCAGATTTTGGTGATTTAGCTGCCTGCTTAGCAGTAACTG